GCTATGTGTTCGTACATAGATACACGTAGATCACAGGCGCGTAGGCCGTTTATTGATGCGCCGCACTTTGAGCTAATGCTTTAGGAGAGTTATCTATGGCCTATACAAAACTGCAGTTCAAACCGGGAATTGTCCGCGATGTTACACGATATAGTAATAATGGTGGTTGGTTTGATAGTAATCGCATTAGGTTTCGTATGGGTTTTCCTGAAACTATTGGGGGTTGGACTAAACTCAACAATACTCCGATCCTTGGCACCTGCAGATCGCTACATAATTGGAGTAACTTAGCGGGTACGCCCAATGTAGGAGCAGGTACTAACTTAAAGTTTTACGTATTAACGGGTAACTTTCCTGAAGATATTACTCCTATGCGTGTATCCAACCGAACAGTTACTTTTACTGCAGGGTCAGTGGGGTCTAATACAGTTACTGTAAACGATGCAGGGCATGGTGCATTACTAAATGACTTCGTAACATTCTCTGGCGCTGCAAGCCTCGGCGGTAATATAACAGCCGCAGTCTTAAACAAAGAATACCAGATTACAGGTATGATAAGCTCCGATGCTTACACTATTACCACAGCCGTAGCTGTAGCTGGCGGTGACACAGGTAATGGAGGAGCAAGTTCCAAAGGCGCGTATCAAATAAATGTAGGCTTAGATACAGTTGTATTAGGTGGAGGTTGGGGCGCAGGTGCTTGGTCTCGCGGTACATGGAACTCTGAGGCTAATGTCCAAGTAGCAGGCTCATCTTTGCGTTTATGGTCACAAGATAATTTTGGTGAAGACCTAATAATGTGTATACGTGGGGGCGGTATATTTTACTGGGACTTATCTGGTGGAGTGACTAATCGCGCAGTAGCGTTATCAACACTAGCTAACGCACAGTCTGCACCAACAGTGGCTAACATTGTCTTAGTGTCTGAGAAAGATAGGCATGTAATAGCTTTTGGGTGCGACCCTGAAAGTGCTACTGGGGTACAGAACCCACTAACGATACGGTTTTCTAGTCAAGAATCTGCAACCGAATGGCGCACTTTGGATACTAATACTGCAGGAGAATTACAGCTTAGTACAGGAAGTGGGATTATAGCTGCCGTACAGACAAAACAACAGATACTTATTTTAACCGATGTATCTGCACATGCGATGCAGTACGTAGGTGATCCCTTTATCTATGGGCTTTCAGAAATATCTACAAATATATCTATAGCAGGACAAAATGCTGCGGTGGCTGTAGGTGATGCTGTATACTGGATGGGCAAAGGACAGTTTTATCTCTACAATGGTAGCGTTAGAGAAATACCCTGTGCAGTAAAAGAGTATGTCTTTAATGATATTAACCTAGGACAGCTATCTAAGGTTATGGCTTCTAGCAATGCTGCATTTTCTGAAGTGTGGTGGTTTTACCCATCTAAAAACTCTATAAACAATGACAAGTATGTAATCTTTAACTACGCTGAAAATATTTGGTACTATGGATCGTTACCTAGAACTGCGTGGACAGATAACACAAGCAGTGGATTACCTCTTGCGGCTAGCACAGACGGGTATTTGTATACACATGAATTTGGTAATGACGATGGCAGTACAGACCCTGTGTCAGATATTGGCGCGTTTATAGAATCTAGTCCTATAGAACTTAGTGACGGCAATCAGTTTATGTTTGGGCGTAGAATACTACCTGACATATCATTTAGAGATTCTACAAGTGGCGCTACTGCAGCAGCAGAACTTAGCATATCAGCAAGGAATAATCCCGGTGGCAGTGCTTTTGGTACTGAGGATAACACCATAACAGGACAGCCTATAGCTGTAGGTACATTTACTGAAGAAGTAGATATACGTATCAGAGGTAGGTCTGTAGCAATTAAACTAAGTTCTATATCTGGCATGTCTGGTGTATCGTGGAGACTTGGCACCCCTAGAATAGATGTGCGTCCAGACGGGAGACGATAATGACTACTGACATACCTATTCCGTTTTTTGGTGATGCCCCACCTGAGTACTCGCCATCCTACTTTGCACAGCTAACACGAAACTTTGCCTTGTACGCACAGCAAATGAATAATCCCGGCCCTATGCGGGGTACAACTCTAGTGATGACTAATCTTCCTGTGTTTGCTAATAACACAGCAGCGGTATCTGGCGGACTAGCCGTTAACAGTGTCTACAAGACTTCTGGCGGTGAACTGAGGATAGTAGTATGAAGGATATTTTCTAATGGCAGGTTTTTGGTCTAGCACATTCGGCGGCGGAAATAGCTTTGGAGAAAGCGTAGCTAATACATTTACGCCCGGAGATGGTTACTCTTATGAGCGCGGTGAGTTAGTTAATGACAGCACTGGGCGGGTAATGACCCAAGCAGAAAAAACTGCTGCAGGTGTAGGCAGCGCAGATAACGAAAAAACTAATAGGGCCGCATACGAAAGTCGCCCTAGCGTAACACCCGCAGAAATTAACGATGATGGGTCTAGTACCGATAGACCTGCTACAGGGCTACGCTCCTTAGCCCCTTTTATAGGCGGTGCAATGCTAGGACCAATAGGCGTTGCTGGCGGTCTTGCTTATAAAAATAGTAATTTTAGTTTTGGGTCTAACCCTAATAACATCCCTACAATAGAACCTAGAAAAGCAGCGCAGATAAAAACCAAAGAACTTCCAGTATACACTGACGCGCAAATTAAAGAACTGCATAGAACAGGAAAAGTAAAAACTCCAGAAGGCCGTATACAAGGTTCTTTCTTTAAAAACGAAGGCGATCAAGACGATAAAAATGCGCCTATGTATAAGATGAACAGGTTTGGCAATACTTATAGAGTTGACAGGACAGGTCAAAACTATGGCAATTCTAGCCTAATAGCAGAACAAGCCGCCGCTGCTGGTGGTGAGGGTGGTATTGCTGCGGTACGCCCTGTAGGTACGCAAGTTACTGCACCTACTAGCACCATGCCTGCTGCAAGTGCTATGTCACTAGAGGCTGCGGCTGGGGCAAACATGCCGATCCCTAACTCTAACTATGATCCTAATGACCCCACATCTATGAAGTACATTATCAATCCTTCATACGATCAAATTGTTGCGTATAAAAGAGGATTGCCCGGATACACCTCCGTAGAGCCAGACTCAAATATGAGTGCTGAGATGATCCAAGCTATTAAAAACGGAACTCTAGGTAAAGTGTTTGGGTACGCAGAGGGTGGTGAGGTTGAGTCGGCATTGGGCGGTAATGAGAAAGACCTGATTAACGATGCTGAAAAAGCCATACGTGGTGAGTTAGACGAGACTAGGGCTGCTATTATTCTTGCTCAATACGTGCAGCAGTACGGAGAAGGTGCGTTAAGAGACTTGGTAGATAGTGTACGTACTGGTTCTGCTCAAGAGACTCGGGATCGCTTTGCGCGGGGTGATAACGGATACGTAAATGGCAATGGTGATGGATCAGGCACAGACGATAAAGTACCCGCTAAACTCAAAGAAGGCAATTCTGAACAAGATGTATTGCTGGCGACTAAAGAATTTGTGTTTAAAGAATCTGCTGCTACGGCATTAGAGAACGCAGGTATAAGTCTTGATAAGATAAACGATGCTGGCACTAATGCACCTAAAGTCCTTAGAGAGTATTTTACCGGATGAAAGATGTAATTGTAGAAAACAACCCTGTCATAACACCTGTACCTGTTGAGTACCTAGATACGGTGTGGCCTCAAGTTGAGGAGTTTATGGCTCGTGCGGTGCGGACTACAAACGACAAGTTTACTACTCAAAGCGTTTATGATGATATAAAACGTAGTTTTTATACGTTATGGATTATTGTTAAGGATGATGTTATTGTGACTGCACTTACAACTCGCATACTAGAATACCCTAATAAACGTGGGCTAGCAGTTGATTGGGTTGGCGGTGGTAACATGGTAGAGGTATTAGCTTTGTCTCAGTCTACACTACGTAAATGTGCAGAAGATAATAACTGTGACCATATAGAAGGTTACGGACGTAAGGCATGGGGGCGATGCCTAAAGAAGTATGGCTGGAAGCCAGAATACATTGCTTACAAAATGGAGTTATCCGATGGGCGGTAGTACAACATACAACAGCACAACTACTCAAGCGGGTTCTTCTGTTGCGGACTTACCCGCATGGGCCAAACCTTATTTTGAACGTAATCTAGCTAAAGCCGAAGCTGAGTACGGTAAAGATTATGAAGCCTACACGGGTGATCGAATTGCAGGGCAAAGCCAAGATACGCTTGATGCCATATCGGGTACGCGTGACCTTGCTAACCGAGAGGTGGGAATAACAGGTCTTGCTGGCGCACAAGATTACATGACAGACGGCATGACTACGGCTGAAGGGCTAGCGGACTATAACCCTAATACGTTTAGTGAGTATGACTATAATGATGCTGCTAAATTTACAGGTGACAATGTAGGGCAGTACATGAATCCCTACACACAAAATGTTGTAGATCGGCAAAAAGCCGAAGCCATGCGGGACTTTCAACGAACTCAAGGCGCTAGAAATGCACAAGCAGTGCAGGCAGGTGCGTTTGGTGGATCACGCGGCGCGGTACGTAACTTTTTAGCTGAAGACGCTATGATGAACCGCATGGGTATGATCCAAGATAAAGGGCTGCGTGACGCTTACAAGGATGCAACCACACAGTTTACTGCTTCTCGTAAAGCAGACATGGATGTTGATAAGGCTCGTGCTGCAGAGCTTGCACGGTTTGAGAAGTCTACGGAGGATGCAGATCAGTTTGCTGCTAAACAAGGACTTGCCGCATTAGGTGTAGGAGCAGGGCTTGCTAAAGATTCGGTGGCTTTGGGTGAGTTAGATCGCCAAACTGATATACAAAATCTGCAGCTACTAGAAGGTATTGGCGCTGCCGAAGAAGGCAGAAACCAGCAACAGCTTGATTTAGACTACAATGAGTTTTTAGCCAAAAAGGGCTACACGGCTGAACAAATTGGTAACATGACAGGTATCCTATCGGGTATGCCGATTGCTGCTACGGGTACAAATACGTATCAGGGTACATCTACACAACCTGTGCGAGAGCCGGGAACGCTACAACAGCTAGCGGGTGCAGGGCTTACGGGACTATCTCTCTATAAAGCCTACGGGGGTTAATTATGAGCGTTGCTACTAATTATATAGAAATTGAAGATGACTTAAAACAAGCGCCCGATAGACAGCTTATGGGTCTCTTGCAGGGGGCTAACCCCACAGTACCACAATGGGCTGTGGTTTCTGAACTAAACAGACGTAAAGAAATGCGTGATGAGCAAACACGGCAAGAAGGGCTAGGTCAGCCTACTGTTCTTGCACAATTAACAGGCGCAGCCTCAGTCCCTACACCACAGACTAACGTAGCAGGTATGCCTCAAGGTGTTGCTAGTGGTATGGCACAGTCTATGGCCCCTAAGACTGACGTAGCACAAAACACAGGTATAGCTTCTGTCGCACCTGTAGCTACTATGGCTAGTGGTGGTATTTTAAAAATGGCTACCGCAGGTGAAGTAGAGTCAGGATTTATAATACTTAACACTCCTCCTATAACTAAATTTGGAGAAGTAGTTAAGGTTAGTGCAGATACACTAGATAAACTAACAGACAAGTACCCTGATATAATGGCGCAAGCCAATGCTAAAGAACTTGTTGTACCTGCAGGTTCGGAAAAAGGACAAAACATAGTCAACAGTCCTATGTATACAGTTAGCGATTCTAAAAACACAGAAACAGGATATTTAACATTAGTGCGTAGGGTCGATAATACCGAGCCTAATATGTTAAAAACAATACAGGAAAACGCAAAAGATACAGTAGCTAAAATTAAAGCTGCTGACATTGTTGTAGCTACTGAACCTACTTCTTTTATGGACCTTGATACTGTCGATACTCCCGGAGAGGCAGACAGAATATACGAGGCAGAGGTACGTAATTCGGCTAGAGATATACGTAACGCAGTGGCAGGATTTTCTCCTAGTTTATTTCCTGAACGCCGTACTGAAACGGTACGCCCTACAAAAGTAAAGCCAATGCCCATTTATGCAGATGATGCTCCTGTATATAATGATGGTGGTTTTAACGAAAAATTAAGAGGTATACCTTCTGTTATTAAAGACACTAGAATTGATGGTAATGTACTACAAGGTCCAGCAGAACGAGCAGGAGATTACCTTGGAGCTATGAGTGGTGTTCAAGCTGGTGTAGATTATCGCGCAGCTAGACGCCAAGAAGCAGCCCAAGTAGAAGCGGATCGGCAAGCAGCGGCTGTAAGAGCAGAAACAGATCGTCAAGCTGCAATACAGAAACGTGGCATTATGGGTGTTGCAGATTCTCAAGCAGCGGAAGTAGATCGTCAAGCTGCTGAAAAGGCTTTAGATGCTAGGTATCCTAACCTTAAACTGCTACAGCCTGAAGTTACTAACGAAGGATTAGACCCGCAATTCCCTACTGATGGCACGTTGTTAAGCCCTACAGAGGCTCTACAGCGCAAAGCTACACGGGTGTCTGATAGACCAGAAAGCATACGTATTGATGCTGGAGACCCGGGATTTGCGGACGTTAGAGCCGCAGAAGAAATAGAACGTAAACGCCGTATTAACGCGAAAAATACAAATGAACGCATTGATGAGTCTGCTATACCTATTGTAGATAGATTTCCTCCGTTAAGTAAGGCAGAGCTTGGTGCTATGGGCAGTACCGCAGCCGAAGCATATCTTCAAAACATGCGCGGTGAAAAGGGAAGCGTTACCGGATATAATGAAGTAATGCTACCAGAAGTACGCGCAAACGCAGAAGCAAGACAGGCGTTTAGACAGAGCTTTCCGGGTTATGGATATGGGGATGGGCCTGACAAACAGGCAGGTGAGTATTTGCGTGAGTATGAAGACTTTATGTCAGAGGTACGTAGTACGGATGGAGAAGTTCGCCCATACTATATCGGACAAGACGGGCTTAAACCTCAATACACATCTACAACCCCTACTTTCTATAAAGGACTAAAGAGGTTTGAAAAACCCGACGCACGGGAAACCCGAGCAGGTATTGCGGCATACAGCCCTAGTGCTAACCCCAGCATTTTAGACACACCCGTATCGTTAGAATATATACAAAGTAATCCCGAGTTACTTAATGAGTATATGTTTGAACTACGCAAAGAGAACGCAGACAACCCTGCACTTGCAGATGCAGAGTTTCAAAAACGTTTAGCTGCTGACAAAGCAAAAACTGATGCTTTTGCTGCAAGAAAAACTGTAGAATCTGATGCAGATAATACACCCGCACTTGTAGTTACTTCTACCGGACCAAATGTAGACGCTAGTAACAATCCGGTAGTTAAAACTGACGATAGTTATACTGATATATTTAGAGACATGCTTGTTAGTCAAGCTCCCGGTGCGTTTGACACAGTTATAGGTGGGGCGCTCAAGGGTACAGTTAGTGCTGGGCAGTATATAGCAGACCAATTTGCAGATGCGGCTGCAAACTCATACGGGTCGGACCCATATGATCCTAAAAATTTAAATGAAAGTATAGGCAAATTTAAAGCCGCAAAATTACGTGATAACGCTGAAAAAACGGCTGACGCGTATGGAGATGTACCTTTTGAAAAGATTGAAACTCCCGGTTTAACAGATGCTACAAGAAAGACTTTGACCGAACAAGGATTTAAACCTTCTACCCCAATGCCTGTTATTGGTGATGGTAGTAACAAAAAGGTTAATCCTATGGCTAGTCGTGCTAGTGACTCTCCATCGTCCTACGAGCAGAAGCTGTTGGATATTTTAGCAGAGCGTGAGAAGTCGGCAGATCAAGATAAGTGGCTGGGTCTAGCTGAGATGGGTATGCGGCTTATGGCTAGCAGTAATCCTAACCTGCTTAGTGCTATAGGTGAGTCAGGTCTAGGTGCTTTTGGATCATATAGAAAACAACAAGCAGGACAGGACGCTGAAGAGCTTAACATTCTTAGTAAATTAGCCGATTTAGATATGGCACAGCAGACGTTACAAGCCCGTAGAGATATTGCAGCAGCAAGTAGAAGCAGTAAAAGTGGTTTTACTTTTCCTCAAGCGGTTAACACTCAACAAGAGCGCGCAAAACTTGTAAATAAACAACTCGCTGATATGCAAGACCCGTTAGGTAATAGATTAGAAGGCGTAGACAGGGCAGTTTACGATAAAAAAATTGAAGAAGCCGCAGCTATAGAGGCAGATTTACAAAGGTTATATGAAAAAGGTGGTATAGGTTCTACCAGAGCACTGCAAACTGCATTAGAAAATGTGCAAATAGATAGTACGACATAAAGGGCGACACTATGGGTATGATGCAAGTCAAGGGTGAGTTTAGTGGTCGCACGTATGATGTAAATTTTGCTGGAGAAGAGCCTACTCCTCAAGAAATTGCTAATGCAACAGGCAAAATACAGATATTAGAACGTCAGTTTGAAGAAAGTTATGAAAATAAATATGGCGAGCAAGTAATAGATGATGGTACTGCGTTTGGACGTGGACTTGACGTTGGATTAACAAGCCTACGTGGCGCTTTGGGCACTACTATACGTGATATTGGTACTCAAAGTGATATAGGTTTTATCGAAGACTTTGGTGCAAGCCAAGAAGCTGCCGCAAACAGAACACGATTGTCTAGGGCAGGCACTGCTACACCACCTAAAAATTTTGACGCGGCGCGAAAAGGTGGTTTTGGAGATACACTTTCTTATTTAGGCGAAATTGCAGGGCAGTCTGCACCACAAATGTTAGGACCACTAGCTGCTACAGGAATAGGTACGTTACTTGGTGGACCCGGTGTAGGCACTGTTGCAGGTGTGTCAGCCGCTATGCCTTACTTTTATGGTAGCGATTTACAACGTGCTGAACAACAAGTTGCTGCAGGCGAACTGGATGCGGTAGATCGTTTAAAAACATTTCAAGCGGCTACAGGTCAATCATTACTTAATGTTCTTGGGGACAAGTTCCTACTTAGAGGGTTAGTTACTCCCGGTAAGAATGTGCTTACTAGGGTAGGTAAAGGCACAGTCCGAGGCGCAGGTGTAGAAGTACCTACAGAAATAGGACAACAAGCGTTAGAACGTTGGCAAGCTGGATTGCCTATAGATAACGATGAAGCATTTGCAGAATATAGAGAAGTTGGTATTGCTGCAGGTCTGCTGGGCGGCACTATGGGTGGAGGACTAAGCGTATTTGGTTCGGCTCCGTCATTAGATGCAGGTAAAGGAAAAACAAATATTAGTGGTGAACCACCTGTAAGTGATACCAACACTGTTACCGCTGAAGAGGGTGTAGATTTTGAAGTCGGCAGACCAACAAAGGGCGCAACAGATGAGGCAGCAGATAGAGTAGCTGGGACAGACGATGCTGCTGCTATAACAGGACCAACAAGCGTAGAAACGAGTACAGGTACAGGTACAGGTACAGGTACAGGCGCAGGCGCGGGATTAGCTAGTATTTCTGGTAGTGGTAATAGGATAGCCGCTAAACTTAAAACGGCAGACAGAAAACAAAAGATAGTACAGCAGTTAGAAAAACGTACAACACTACCAACTCTCGCAGAGGTACTTAGCTCTGACAATGTATCTAATGCAAAAGAACTTGTTGATACTACTACAGAAGAACTTTCAAATAAACTTGTAAGCAAACCTGTAGGAACTGTAGAAACTGTAGAAACTGCGGAAACTGCGGAAACTGCAGAAGCAAGCAAACCTTCTGTAATAAAACGTACAATAGCACAACCTGATGATGCCGCTCTGCTTGAAGATGCTAGAAAGTCAGTAACTGATCGTAAATCAGGTTCAGTTAGTGCCTTAGCAAATGATTTAAAAATTTCTAAAGCAAAAGCAGGAAAACTAATTGGTCTTCTTGCAGCCGAAGATAATCCTATAGTTGGCCCTGCAAAGCAATTTCAACCGCGTGAATTTCGTACTGTTACTATACCAGTGCAAGATAAACCTGATGCAGTTGCTGTAGACACTATAACTCCTACAACAGAACTAGATGGTGGCACAGACGCTAAATCTGACGCAGAACCTAAACAGGGCGCACAACTGCCCGATAGGACCGAAAATTTATCCGACGATGAAATAGCAATAGCTACAGTTACTGAAAAGGCTAAAGCTAATCAAGAAAAGATAGACGCACTGCTCGCTAACCCCGAAGCAGACCCCGAAGGGGAACTGTTAAAAGCACTGCAAGATAACAATCGTGCATTAAACCAACGGTTAAACGTAATAAAGAAAAACGCATATGAAGGTGGAGATTACGGTAAATTAACACCCTACGGCACTTCTGTTAGAGAGGGTACACCTACAGGATTACCCGCGAATACTGGGTTTGGGCCTGACGGACAGGTGATTGGCGTACAAGCACTTAAAAGTAATACTCCCACTACATCAGGGTACGAGGGTGTAAAACCTGTAACCGACGAACAGGGTAAAAACCCAAATGCTTTATCGAATGAGGCGATAGATTACTTAGAAGGATTGGACCTAAATACGTTAGATTTAAACGCTACGTACCGAGAGGACGTAGGTAGTGACGCATTACGTGTTGAGGATGTACCGTTTGCTGATAAGACTGCAGTTTTATTTGCGGGGGACAAACCCTATGAACTGCAAGGGAAACCTAGTTATACAGGGAAAATACAATGGCCCCCAGAATTGGTGCAACATCTTTCATCACTACCAACAGACAAGGGACCGTATGGGTCGCAGACTATAGGTGACGCACTACGCACACTATATACGTTAAAAGATGGGGTTGGTAACATACCCGCAAGATTACAGGGTTCTTACGGCGATACGGAAGCTAGGGCCGCTGCAGGTCTACCCGAAAATCCAATTACTGCACCCGAGATGGAACCTATCACACCCACTCGCGTTAGAGATGATACTGATTTAGAAGTTGCCGATAGTCCCTCACAACTGGACGCTACAGGGTCGCCCCTTGTGCAGAGTTATGACAGGACGCTTGGCGCACCAATCGGTGATCCCACTAATACAAACCCTGCAAGCAAACCGTTTGTAGCTTTTGATACGTTACCCGCTAACCGTGCGGCAATAAAACTAAGTCAAGCTGAGTTAGACCTTATTACGGGTAGCGGTTTATCTAAAGAACAAAGACTAGCCGCGTTGAGTGGCGCATTACGCGATGCTGAATTAGTAGACGCTCTGGAAGTGGCAACCGCTAATACCATTAGTAGGTTGTTCAATGATCGTAAGGCTACATTTGGCCTAGTCGGTAAAGCTGCGCTAGCCTTAGAAAATCGACAGTCTACTACTGCGTCCGAAGCATTTGAACCTGATATAACTACATACGAAGATAAACTAAATATAATTAAACTTATTCGTATGACTGACCAGAACATCAAAGACATTAAAGATAAAGTAGAACGCGCAAGAGTTAAGGCGGCTAGAGATTATTTTCTTAGGTTCCGTAGACCTGTGGATGCGCTTCATGAAATGCAGGGCGCTCATGGTGATGGTAATAAAACTGGGGCTACTCAAACTGCATCAAAGGATAAGACCACCGCTAAAGACGCGGAAGGGGTAGAGACAGATATTAGTGCCCCTGCGTTTAACATTAACTTGGATGCTGAGAGTAAGTCTGATGAAGAAGCGTTCTACGGCTCTCTAACGTATACCAATGCAGTCAAAGCTATGTACTGGGTAAAGAATAACTTAGGCTCAGACACTAAAGCCGCGTTAACTGCAAGACGTGTGGAGTATGTGAGTAAGACCCGCGCTGTTGTAAAAGACGATCATAAGACCATGAAGGAGGGGGCCGCAAAACTGCAGGCTGCATCCTATGGACAAGCTATGCGAGAAGCGAGTGCGGCGGCAAGAGTGGCTGACGCGGCTAATAAAGCCTCTGCTGATCTAATAGCGGGTCTCGGCGCGCCAAATCCATTGATAGCGGAATTAGAAGCTATAGCTAGGCAGGACGAAGCGGAAGCTGCCAAGTTAGCTATGCGAAAGGCTTTAAGGGATAGACCGAAGAAAGAATACACAGACGATACGCTAGCAGCCGATTTGCTACGAAAGATAAACGAGATTAAGAAAGAATCAACGCAGTCTGTAGACGAAGCTGTAAGTGAAATCGAGTTAGCCGTAGCACAAGACAAAACCATCGCGGATATGACTGAGCGTGAATTAGATGACATTCTTGAAGCACAGATAGAGGCTGAGTTAGAAAGACGCGCTGCATTACCAGAAGGTATGAGGGGGCGTTTAGAGAAGACTAAGAAGTCTAAGTTTTTTGCTAAGGATAGAGAGGCCGTAGCTATAGAGCTTGCGGAACGACAAGAAGCAGAAGTGGCGTCTCTTAAAGAGGCTTTAGAAGTTGAACCTGCGGGTACAGAACAAGATGCCCCTGTAACTAAAGCACAGTTTAAGCCTCGTAAACTTGATGAAAAAGGCAAACCACTAGAAGGCGCACAGCAGGGAGAACGTGCAGGTGTAGAAACTATACTTGATGACGATGCGGGTGTGGTATCCATAGCCGCGCAGGGCGATAGTGATGTTATAGGCGACCTTGTAACTCCCCCTGCAATTAACGAGCAGCTTGAACTTCTAGGTAGTGAGATTAGTGCGTTGGCTGAACCCCTGCGACCTAGTACCCGTAATATGTTAGAGAACGGTGATTTAGTGGGCGCGTTGCGTAGCATAGCCATAACAGGTCGCTCTAAAAACGTGAGTAAAATAGCGGAAAGGTTGGTTCCGTATGTGGGCAATACACAAGTAAAACTGGTATCTGGCGGGTTAAGAAATCCGCAGGGGCAAGTTGCTGCAGGTGTATTTGATCCCGCCACCAACACCATATTTTTAGACCGTGATATAGGCATGAACTCACATGCAACACTGCATGAGATGCTACACGCGGCTACAGCGGCTAACCTTTCAGATATGAGCTTGCCAGAAGTAAGACAGCTTAATACGATCTACGAAGCGGTTAAGAAACAGTTACCGCCTTCGTATGCTATGAAGAGCCTAGAAGAATTTGTTGCAGAGGCGTTTAGTAACCCTGACTTCCAAGTCATGTTAGCGGGTATACCGATGACAGACCTAAAGTTAGCTAACACTAACATGACCAATGCGTACACAAACTTTAGAACTGCAATACGGCGTTTCTTTAACAGGATCATGCGTAGACCCCCAGAATCGGTATTTAACCGCACCGACTTATTACTTAACGATATACTAGCTCCACAGTTAAGTACCCGTGCCGCACCTGCTATGTATCTTGCGGCAAGTAACCCTCAAGGGAGTGTAGACGTAACTAACTCTGCTACTAATGCTGTCAAGCCCACTACGCCTGAACAACTACGGGCTATGCAGGATTACGCTAAGAACTCAGAACCGTATACAGGGGGTAAGAGTTTCTTATACGGTATCATGCCTGTGAACTTGCTCGGAGACACACTAAAACGTAACCATCAGAGTGATGTGGGTAATGATCTAAACAAGTTAATTAACGAGCAAAGTTCTGAATTACGGGATAAGACCGTTAAACTGGACTATATTGTAAACCAAATTAAAGATTTCCGTAGGGCTGAAGGGGTAGAAAAATACAAGACCCTGCAGCAGCTAGTGCCTATGTCTACGTTAAACAGGATAGACCCGTCTATAAAACGGGAAATGTATACCGCCTATGGGCTTACTATTAAAGACCCTAAAACCCTAAAGACAACAAGGCGCAATTTTTCCAAACCAGAGTTACGCGCTAAGTACATGGCAGAATTTAAAATAAAAAACCCTGACCATAAACTTAACGTCATAGCACCATTGGGTAAAGAACGTCTAAAAGTGTATGACGCTCTTAAAAAAGATTACGATAGTATTGGTAAAGACGGGCAGCGTGTGTACCGCACCATGCGTAATTACTTTAAAGAAACATATGATGAGATTGAGCCTGCTCTGAGAGATCGTATAAACAGCATCAGTGATGATGCGGAAGTACGTCGCACCGCGTTTGATAGGTTGTCCGAACTGTTACTCAAGGACAGTGGGCTAATCACACCATACTTCCCACTTATGCGTAAGGGTAGTTATCGTGTTTCCTACACAGCCATCGACCCGCAAGATCAAGACCCTGATGCCAAGCCACAGGTAGATCGCTTTGTGGAATATTTCCCCACTAAGATAGCGGCGATGGAAGCGGTGCAAAAGGTCAAGAATTATAACAAGACCATGCTGGCTAGAGATGACATTAAGAACTCTGGACTTGCAAGTATATTGGACGAAAAGACAGGTACATATACTCCCAATCCTATGATGGCAGACGATGCCCTGTTTGCCCCAGAAATGGAGAAAATTACAGCAAACAGTAATTATGGTAAAGCGCCTTCCTCTGGATTTGTGTTCAACGTACTAAATGTCCTGCAGACTGCGGGTGTGCAAAAGATGGAAGGTGGCAAAGGTAATAAGGTCATTAGTGATATCCTTGACCTAGCTTTGGATGCTGTACCAGAACGCTCGTTTATGCAGGGGTTTAGAACACGTAAAGGTGTCCGTGGTTTCTTGGGTGACACTACCCCTACAGGGTACACACTAGAGAATTTTGATCTAATAGACATGATGGAAACTAAGGGACGTGACCTTAACCGACAAGTCGTGCAACTTAGATCAAGTGCCAAGATACAAAAAGTAGTCAACCAGATAGTTGAGTTGACCAAAAATCCCGATACAGCAGAAATAGCTGACAGGCTTATGAAGATAGCAGAGTTCGCGCAACGCCCTAACGTAGACCGTGTGTCTCAGATCATCACTAATCTTGGGTTTAACTGGACTATGGGGCTGAACTTCTCGTCTGCAGCCCTGACCTTTTTTGATGTGGGTATGTCGGTGATGCCGTTACTATCGGGTAAGTATGGTGTGAGTAACACTACCAAGGCATTTGGAGATGCTGTTAAAGCCGTAAGCGCGGCCCCCAGTTCCAAAACTCTTATTGTGGACGATGAGAAAGGTAATAAAGTAAGAGAGCAATACGATTTAGGCTCGTTTGGTATATCGTTGGGTAACTTAGACTTTAGTGACCCGTCATCTATTCCAGAAGGATTACGTGATTTAGAGGTACTGGTTAAGTACGCGACTAACCAAGCGCAGATGGGACAGTCCCTAACACAGGAAACTTTAGAATTAGATGTATTTACCGGAGACACTGGTGCAGACAGAGCGTCTCGCATAGGTAAAAAAATTGTTGATACTTCCCAAAAATGGGGTGGGGCTATGTTCCATCACTCGGAACGCTACGGACGTGAAGTATCACTGGTCGCCGCATACAAGTTAGAAATGGACAAGCTAAGTAATGGTGGCAAAAAAGAAGTAACTGATGCTGACAGGCAAAAAGCTGCAGAAGCTGCAGTTGAGTTTGTAGAGTTTACCCTCGGAGGTACTGCATCGGCAGGACGCCCCGTATACGCACAGGGGCCGATAGGTAACGTACTATTCCTGTTTAAACGGTTCGCTATAAGTAAATACTACATGATGATGCGTATGCTTAACGATGCTACGGTTGTGTTGTCGAGAGATGCTTACCCCTCTGACGAAGCATATCAAGATGCGCTAGACACCCGAAAGATAGCGCGCGCACAGGCGGCAAACTTTCTTATTACTACGGGACTTATCGCAGGTGCATCAGGCATGCCGTTGTTTGGTGAACTTGGTATCATGTACGATATGCTCCTTAAAGACGATGATGAAGATAACTGGGATGTTATGAATAAGAAGTGGATGGCAGACCCTGTGTATGGTGGGCTTGTTGACATGACAGGTCTTGAGATTGGTGATCGTATCGCACTCAACAATATGTTGTACCGCCCACCACTAATCGACAAAGATCAAAACCCTCTATTTACACTAATAGAGCAAATAGGTGGCCCTGCAATCGGTATAACAAGCCAGTTAAGTAGGGGCTGGCAGCTTGGCTCAGAAGGTAACGTATGGCGTGGTGTTGAAGCCGCTTCACCTGCAGCACTGCGTAACATAATGAAAACTGGGCGTTATGCTACCGAAGGGAACTTAACCCTACGTGGTGACGAGATAACAGCGACAAGTCCGTTCACACTTGCTGGACAAGCTCTAGGGTTTTCTAGTCACGCGCATATAGAGCAGCTTAATATGAACCGTAACGAGCGGCAAAAATATTCTGCTATGACAGATCGCAAGGGTAGGATTTTGCGTAAGGCTAACATGGCCCGAAGAGAAGGGGACGTTGAGGGTCTTCGCCAAGCCTACAGAGAATCTATAGAGCATAACAACAGCTTACCGCCAGATGCGATTGACCTGTATATAACTACGGAGTCGTTTAAAAATTCTTCTAAAAACTTTGATCGTAATACAAGAGAAATGATAGGTGGGATGCAGTACTCACCTAGTATGCGTAGAAGTGCTGGTGAATATGACGGTGGGTTGTCCTCTCCTGTAAGTTAAAAAAGCCCCTGCAATTAAGCAGGGGCAGTTCAAGGGAGAACAGGCAACACGCAGTGGAAATGGATATTGCCTAACTGCCCTATATCATGTGGTACGCCATATACGTAACCCCAATATTTTGTTTTCTACACGAACTTCGTGTTTAACCTCCCATTGTCGCAGCGATGCAACGGTGGACACCTGATCTTTAGTCTTCTCAGTGTCCACACAGGGTATAAACACAGACCCGTTAACCGTAAGTTTATCCCAGTTTACAATTACTCTAATCCCGTCAGGATTAAGGTCTTCAATCTTCATCACCTTCTGATCCATCAGGAACTCCATCAATAGAAAAATCTACACATATAACTCTAGCAGAGGGTAGGTTCATATGTGTGCCTTTACTTAGGCGTATACGTGTTTTGGTGGCTTTCATCTTCTCAGTTAAATCTCTAATTAACTGTTCATAGTTTATCTGTTGATCTATACACCAAGTCTTCAGCGGCTTCGGTAATAGATAGACTTTCTTAATATCAGTCTCGTACCTAGCGACGAACTTGCCTCGGGGTGTAACTTCGGGCAGTGCCAACATATCTAGTGGATTGCCATCTATACCACCGCGAGCATCATCTGTACTTTTGATCCAGAGTATGTTGCTCCAATGTTCGGATATATAATTGTTCAACGTCTCAGTTACAGAGGAACCCATATCGGCAACGTAGGCTCTACGCTCCCGCAACCTATTCACCGCAAACGTAAATACAGGCTTTACCTCAAAAGGCAGTACCCCTGCCTTCCTGCCTATCATAAGCGCAGATATAATAGCCGTAACAGCGGCAGACCAAAATCGGTTTTCGGGACCAAGTTCAGCCTTTTCATCTACACGCGATTGCACATGCTTTATAGTACGTTCACACTCCACACGATTGTTTATGACCCACTGCACAAACCGTACTCCTGCATGACCGTAGTTGCCTTTTAAAGCGGGCCACAGTTTATCAGTCTCCGCTTTGCTAGCAGAACCAAAGAACTTCGCTTCTGTCCTAAACTCTAGTATACGCTGGGCTTCAGCTTTGGGAAAACCTTTAACCCTACTAATCATTTCTATAAAGCTAGTGTTACCTGTACTGATAGCCAGTAGGCTCCACGGTTTGCCCCTGTGTCGCTCGGTGTTACCGCCTTGAGACAGACGATTACGTTGTGTCCCACCCGTTAATTGGTAGGCCAGATCAGACAACTTACCCCCTTTGGTATTAGTAAGTTCGTCCATCATAAGGGGTAGGTTGTGGTATATTTCCCCACGGTGCATCTTAGAATTGTAGGTATCAACCTCTTTCAACAACAGTTGCTCGGGATTGCCCCATGCCGATAACCCTGCCATCAACATAGTAGTTTTACCAACACCTGTGTCTCCGTACATATGTAACCCTGCAGAGCCGATCCCTGTAAGGGGCATAAGTATTGAAGCGTAGGCCGCAGCGATTGTGAATTGGTGTAACTCAAACCCCTCCCGATTGTAGAAGTCTATCGCATCAAGGTAGCCTTGCTCAGTACCCTTGGGGGTAAAGTAATCCATCATACTTGCAGTCTGTGTGGATGGTGGGTTGTAGTCTTCATCACTACCATAGATTACACGATCCCCCAGTATGAACGCGGTCATACTGTCATCAGTCCACCCAAACTGCTTATGGGCTTCATCCTCTGCTTGAGTAGCTTGTAGCTCTTCGATCCATGCCATTATATACACCTGTATCTTATCTAACTTTGCGCCATACGCAGCCACACCCTGCGTAGACATAGCTTTCCTAAATTCATCCCGCGATGTGATGCTAGACATTGGCATCGTCCATTCACGCACACCGTCTCGGGGCATGTGCAGCCTAAACACAAGTGCTTGGCCTATCTCTGTGTCCCATATACGGCGCATGATATAGATATCGTTGTGGTAGATGCACTCTTCTTCTATCTCACCGTCACTGTTACTGGTGCGTTTATACACGCCGCCTTTAGCGCCACGAAAGTAAGGCTTCGGGTATGTCGGTATACTATAAATCTTAGGCGCACTGGCGGGACGTTTTGCGCTAGGTGCAACAACTTCGTTGTCAGCCTCGTCCGCTTCTTTAAATTGTTTACCTAAAACTATGGGGGATTTTATCTTACCCCATAAAGCACACTCCATACACACATCAGGTCTAAGACCGTTAAATGTACGACAAGTGTACGGCCCCTTAACCAAGGACATTTTCTGATGGGTTTCACCAGAGTTATAGTCAGGGTGGCCCCTAGACATTACCTGTGCAGCCCTGTCTCCGTCTTCACAGAATTTAGCAATAGACAGTCCCGCTCTCCATAACGGTTCGGTCACATTGGCCTGATCTGTCAGTATATGCGCGAGTTGAGCGCATCCCTTACCTATTTGTATCTTCTTTACAATACGACCAAAGCTATTCTCAGCATTGACCGCTATAAACCCCGACACAACATTGCCGCCAACAGAGGCCGTATTTACAGGGGTAACGCCTCCCAGTAAACTTACGAAGTCAGCCAGCTCGATACTTGGTTCCGCACTTATCAAAGCCACTGGAGATGGCGGTGTGTCCTTGAAGTTACGTGTGTCAGGCATGCGTAGGATACGCGCTGCGTCAGCCGTAACTGCAGGATCGGCCTTGAGACCATTCTCCTCACAAAACTCTTTAAACCGTTCTGCCGCAGGAACCCAATCATCCACAGGTACTGGCGCAGACAAAACCCAGTAAGCGTGTATTCCGCGCCCCGAGTTGACCTTAGTAGGTTCGGGCATGCTAGTCTTAGTGCAAAACGCCTGTAACGCCGATAGCGCATCCTGCTGAGACGGGTATTCTTTGCTAGGACCACAATCCAAGTCCACGAAAAAGGATTGTAGATGTAGTGCGTTATCGGCCCTACGATTAGTATTGTTTACGAATGTGCTTAACGCAAAATAAACATCGTGGTCTTTAGCATCAAAGGCATCTACCGCTGCATGCAGTTCATCAATAGTGTCATAGAAGTTCTGCGTTCTACGTTCACCGTTGGTTGCAAATAAACAGTAATGCCCTTCACTACTTAAAACACTTTTTAGAAATTCTAGTCGTTCCACTGCTAGTCCTCCGAGTATTAACGGTGCGGCACCCTATACGATACCGCACCGTGTAGGGTATCAGTCTAACTCACCCCACTCACTTACAAGACTGTCCAGCTTGGCTTCTTCGACAACAGGGGGCTTCTTATTGGCCCGTACCTTGGGTGTCTCGTCTTGAAACGCGTCATCAACAACTGCAGGGGCAGCGGGTGTTTCATCAACCTCAAACCCCGAAATCATGGTAGGGGCTTCTTCAACACTGAAGCCTTCTTCCGAACCAAACGGGGAGTAGTCTTCACGCTCTGCCAATTTTAGTACCTGCACAGCACGTAAACGCAAAGACACACCGTGGTCCCGCATACTATACGGGACGCAGGAAACCTGCACGTTGACCGTACTGCCCGTAGTCAACTCAAAGTCTTTGGGTAACGGTTTGTTCTTAGAGTCAACCTGCACAGGCGGCTTGGTTACATCAGCACCGTAAGCCCCTTTAAGTACGGCTTTGGCGATGTAGTTGCCGTCCTCGTCCTTCTTAAAGACTTCGGATGCCTTACCCAACTTTTGAGGCCAACTCTTTTCAGATGCTGCCCGTGCATTGTAGGCCGTAGCCATAACAGTATACAGGTCTTTTGCCTGTGCAGCATCCATCACAAACTGCAACTCGTACTTTGCGCCATCTGCAGTAGGATCACAGGGTACAGACTTACCACGCTCACCTGCAGATTGGTCAAACCGATATGTCCCATTTAAACGGGGGTATCTCGCAACAACTTTGCGGATAATGTGGCTTTCAACTTTTGCCATTTGGTAGTTCTCCTTTAGAGTTTTTATAGTCGAACCCGTCTTCTGTTGAGAACGGGGAAGTATTTACAGCCGCGAAACGGGCTATAGCTTGCAATGTCGCGGGGTCGTTCTTTAACTCTGCAACACTGTGTAGTTCACTAGGCACCAAGGACCGTAAAGGCTTGAAGCATAGGCGGGGATATACGTAGGAATTATCTGGGTATACGGTAGTCACCACAGATGAAGTCTTTGTTCCCCTACCACCCAGAAACTTAGCGTATTCCTGTAGCGGCTTATTATTATTCTTACCCTTACCGAAGATAGCCGTGGCGGGTAACTGTAGTTGATACACCGTATCGAACTCTCCATCAAGCACTACTGCTACCCTCTGCACAAATCTACAAGCCCTGCTATACCCCGAACCCGAACCTTTTATGTTCTGAGTGCAGTCCATACACCTAGTGGCTTGCTTATCTTCGCTAGGAACTAACTCGTCAGGTGCCTGTGTTGTAGAAGACCAACACGTAGGTAGCGTGGTATGTGCAGGGTCATAGTCGTTCTTGTAGTACAAACGAGATATGTTGGCAGCATTGACTACCACTACATCTACTTCATTTGCCACCACTTCCCGTTCTCCATCCCCTACACGCACAAACATACCGTCCTGATAACTAAGCCGCCTAAACTCAACCATCGTTAGGAGTATCATCCTCTCCCAAAGCGGACAGAGCCTTATCTACTTCGTCCAACTTAAACCGTTGGGTGTTTTCGATTTTGACATATGTATGTTCAGGTATATAACCTTCCCGAACCCAATGCCGCACGGTGGATATAGATACAGAAAAGTGTTCTGCCACATCCGATATGTTCACATACTTCTTCATTTCTTCCTCACAGTTAGGATGTACTCGGCATCCACATTAAGACCCATAGGTACAAGGTCAGGGTTCTCTTCCAAGAACTGCTTCATGTGAGTTTGATTAAGACGCTTTTCAAACAACTCGGGAACCTCATGCTCTAACACGAACTTGTGCATACTCTCCCAATCGCTCGTCCAGTAACGCTGCTTAACGCTACGATAAAACAAACCCGCTGCAGTTCTAACGCTGTCGATATTACTTTCAGCACAGTAATCCAACAACGCTTGCTTAACAGTGTTCTGTTGCTCAACGAGAGCACTGTCTTCTTCTTTAAACTTAGCGGATATCTCGGCGCGCTTATCGCGTATCCTTGTATATACTCGCGTCAGTTTTTCCACGTCCACTGTCATAAGTCCTCCGTTTATATCTATACTTGTTATCTAATAGTATTAATTAGGATCGTCAAGTATTTCATGATATAAATTTACCATTTCTGCATGGGCGTCTATGCGACCTGCAAGCATACGGTACATACGCTTTTCAACGTAAGAGCCTTGTAGCGATATAACAGTACACTTGTGTTTCTGCCCTGCTCTATGAACCCTAGCGTTGGCTTGCGCGTAGGTTTCCAATGATGAAGTCGGCCCCCACCACACTACAGTATTAGCGGCGGTAAGTGTTACACCGTGCGCGGCTGCTTGTGGTTGGATAACTAACACCTGTGGATCAGTGTCCTCTTGAAACCGCTTAAATATTTCGGTGCGCTTATGTGCAGGTACATCACCCCTGATTACCTCGGACGTTATCTTGTCGGCTCGTAACTTATCGGTAAGTATATCTATCGTGTGCTTAAACGGAACAAATATCAGAACCTTTTGACTGCTCTCGTCTATGACCTCACGTAGTACCTTATATCTGTCTGATATATCGAACTCTACGGTTTCTCTTTCATCAGTGTAAACCGCACCTGCAGATATCTGTAACAACTTGCTCATGTTTACGGCAGCGTTGATAGCGGTTACTTCTTCACCCGCCACTTCCATAATCATACGCTTCTTCAAAAGATTGTAGTAGTGTTTCTGTTGCCCACTTAACGGTACAACCCTGTCCACGTACACCATGTCTGGTAAGTCCAGACACTCTTCTTTAGAGTAACGTATCGCAGGTTGCAGCACTGCATGTACGATCTTAGGTGCAGTTGGCTTGGGTTCAAACTTAAAGTGGCTCTTGCGGTCCATCACCATATCTTTAAACGAACCAAAGAATTTAGGTACGCCCTGCGGGTTGACCAACTTAGCCAATCCATATGCGTCTAAGGGCGACTGTGCGGCGGGTGTACCCGTCATCATCCACAACCATGTGTCATCACGCAGGAGTTTCTTTAACGTCTTCCACCGCTTCGCCTGTGCGTTCTTATAGTGGGTAGCCTCGTCAATTATGATAAGGTCAAAACCACCATTTCTAATCTGCTCAGATACAATATCTACACCATCGTAGTTAATTATAACAAACTCTGCGCCCTGCTCTATTATGGCAGCGCGTTTCTTCTTAACCCCATGCGCCACATCAACGGTACGGTGCATCGCAAAAGTGAATAGGTCGTTACGCCATGCGCTATCCATAATAGATAAGGGGCATATAACTAGAGCGCGTTTGACCTTGCCAGCTTTCATAAGATAATCAGCGGCCCATATAGCACTGGCGGTCTTACCTGTACCCTGCTCGTTAAAACAAAACCCCTTGCGGTTCATAGTTAAGAACGCTGCGGTTTTCTTTTGGTGATCGAAAGGGATGTGTTGCCCTGTCCAAGCATAGCGTCCTTCTATCGGGGATGGTGCGGGTATCCGCAAGGTACGCAGTTTGTGCGCTTCATCAATACCCCAATTAACAACCACTGCATCAGTACCCACGGCTTCGCTCTTAGGTATAACACTCGTGACTTGTTTGGGGTCCGCTAGTGACACTAGCAGAGCCTTGTTCTTTATTACTTGCATACTGTTCTCCGTGTAGCTGATGCTATCTTTTGTTTTTAGTTCTTCTGTTGCGGCCCTTACTTAACGAACCACCGTGCGACCTGTTACGCTTACGGCTTTGCACCGAAACGCCATCCTTATTCTTACCGCCCTTACTCAACGCCTTCTTATGAGAAACATCCTTGCCCTCACGTTTGTCGGCCCTGCCATCCTTGTTGGCATCCTTGCCTGTCTTATCCATCTTGCGCCGTGCGCGTTGACGCTCCATACGTGCTTCATGTTCACCACGCGCTTTTTGCAGTTGGTATTCACGTTTGTACGGGCGGGGGGTGTTCTTATAAACCATGTCAGTTCTTTCCGTTATGGGCGCACTCTAACACAGGACAGTGTTGCCTACACAAACCGCTAGGTCGTGGGTTCCACACATCAGTATCGGCGGCTGCTTGCATATTAGCATAAGCACCGCGCCATTTCACCCATAAATCAGGAACTTGATCTACCGTATACTCAGCCTTAATTAACGCTTTAGGCACTACGAACATCAATGCTGCTTTTATAGTACGAACTTGTGGGTAGTGCTGAAATATAGACACCGCCATCAACTCAAGCTGCCCTTTGTCTGCGTACTTCGCGTTCTTACCCGTCTTGTAATCTACGATAAACGCGGTCTCTTTTTCCTCGTTTACAATAGCCAAGTCCACGATACCACGAAACCAAACATCCTTGGCTCCGAACTTGCAGGGGCGCATATCCTCGGTGAGGCCAAGCCGCTGCTCCGCAATCTTTGTACCTTCGATAGCGTTAAGCGAATCCAGAGCGCCCTGCATGTAGCTGTACTTCTCAGGTAGTGGTTCACCTTTACCTATGTAGTTCTCGCATGCAGTATGAAAGTGTGTGCCGTACAGCATGGCCTGACTTACCTTGGTCGGATACTGCTTTAGTATCTTCTCATAGTAGAACTGCTTCGGGCATTGCTGAAAACTTTTGATCTTACTAAACGACCACGGCGCAACATTTGTCATTCGGTATCCCCATACGATTTGCCAATGCCGCTTTCACACTCAAGCGGTAGTCCTGCTGCCCAACTGGGTACATGACGCATGCACTGCTCTACGTGTGCCCTTGCTTGTACCACATCCTCATCGGGGCAACATATAGCTATGCTGTCATGCACAG